TAAAGCTGTAGATTATTTAAAATTCCATTATCCATTTTAAAACTTAGTTTTATTATTTAATTATTGGGGTCTTCGTAATAGTTGTTGCGAAGCTATAGACCATAGTGGTGTTGGAGACCCATTATTTATTGATTGTTTTGAACCACTTACTTTGTTTGTTTTCAAAGTATTTTTAAGTCTTTCTGTAGCGGAGGTTTCTCCAGACCTTTTAGCATTTTCTATCAACTTATCACCTTTCCAGGTAAAGTATGCAGATTCTATTAAGTTCTTGGCCATTTTTTCAGGATTGGAATAATCTTTTTGATACTTAGTCCTTCCATCTGGTTCTACCCTAAAAATATATTCAGCTAAAAGCTTCTTATCTTCTTTGGGTATTTTTATCCCGCGCACGTCCGCTAGTGCTTCTATTTGGGTAGTAACGTTGTTGTAAAAAGTTTGTTGCTCTTTTATATTAGACTCATAGGCAGTTCTTTGGTCTTCTAATAGCGCTTTCTTCTTCTGTTCTTTAGATTCCTTTAAAAATTCAACCGCATCGGTAGCTTCATCCTCTAATAGATCGGCATCTTCATACTTTTCTAATTTTCGTTTAATTTGTGTATCACTAAATCCCTTTTCGGTTAAGAATTCTTTTACTAATGCCTTTTGAGTATCCAAGTCACTAACATCTAAAGACTCGTAATCTACATCTAAGGAAGCATTAGTAAAGTAATCATTTAGGTTTCCACCTGCTTTCACATATTCATCTAATGCTGCAATATCATCATTCGCATATTGAGGCTTGCTACTTTCCTCGACTGCAGATTTCATATAACTTACAAAATCATCTACGGACTTAGGTTTCTCCTCCTCTGTAATATCATTCCATCCAACCTGTTCTGCTATAGCATCAAAGAATGCAGTTACCTGCTCTGTTTCAGAATCGTCAACTGTCTCTGTTGGTTTTTCATCCTCTTTTGAATCTTCAGTTACTTCCTTTGGCTTTTCTTCTTCTGTCTCTGTTTTTACATCTTTTTTAGATTCTTCAGGAGTTGAAGTTTCAACTATTTCATCTGGTTCATCATCTATAGTAAATGGATTAGGGGTATTTATATCCAATGCCTTTGTATCAGTTGTCGGATCGTTTGCATCTTCTATGACCTCAAATCCTTTTAATTTCATGTCTTCATTAGGTGATAGTGTATCAAAAACAGCACTAAATCCACCCAGTACGTCATTATCTTTCATAATTGTTTATTTATCAATTGTATTATTTGTATTGGCATTTATCCATTTGTTTACTGCCATTTTTTTTATATAATTAGAATTAACATATTTAACTCCGCTCTTAACTGCTATACCACCATTTGTTCCAGTAGTATCGACTATGTTTTGCATATCTTTATTTGGTTTAAGAACATTATCCCTTATATCAGTTACTTCTTTACCATATAAAGGATTCTTTTTAAAATCTAGTACTCCTCCTGATGGGATTTGAACTCCATAATAACTTCTTTGAGGAAAATCACTTCCAAATTCATCTATCTTTCCTAACCCATTATATGCCTGAATTTGATGTAACTCGTCATTATAACCAAGGTTTTTAGCGTATGCTCTTTTCTGTTGTAACGTGTATACTAAATCATCTTCTGCAGAGTCTGCTTTATCTGGATGCATTTGCGTAGTAAGTATATGCCCTGGATTCTCTGGATCTATCTTGCCCATACCGGTTTCTACCTGTGCAACTCCAAGAGGGGTCCATGGGTCTTCTCCTCTATCTTTTGATGCAGCCACAACATTTACAGCAGTAGAAGTTGGATATATCCCAGCTTTAGAATCTCTAGTAGGAACCATCGGAGCTCCTGTTGTTGCACGTAATACTCTTTTATCTCGAATATTTATTGTCCTTGGAGTAGGGTCTCCTTTGACGACTCTGGACATATCTATCTGTGGATTTATATTATTTACTGGAGCGACATATGTAGAGGAATTAGTCTGAACGTTATTCCTCCACGCGTCTGTTAATAATGAATTTAGTTTTGGTATAATTTTATTTGGCATATTATCTCTCCCCAACTACTTTATTTTTGAGCGCTGTCCTAGATTTAATTTTCTCTCTAGCCATAGCTGCAGTATCTTTCATCTTCTGTAATTGCTGTTGCATATTAAGTTTTTTGCTTTCCAAGTCTAATTTAGACTTCTCCATACTTAATTTAGATTTTTCTATAGCCTTATCTGCTTCTATCCTAGATTTTTCAGTATCATTTTTCAATTGAGACTCACGAACTTTCTGTTCTCTATCCATTTGTTTATTAAACTTATCAGCTTCATGTTGATTTTGAGACAAAGATAGATTTGCAATCTCCATAACATCTGGTATACTATTACCATTGGCATCTAAACCAGGAGTTCCCTTATACGCATTAAGTTCCGCTACAGCAACTTTAGTTTGGTTATCAGCGTCAACCTTATATTTCTCAAGATCTAATTTCTGTTGATCCATCTGAATGGCTTGTTGCTTAACTTCATTATTAGCTTGAATCTGTTGCATTTGATTCTGTTGTTCTTGTTGTTGTGCCTGCTGTTGTTGTTGTGCTTTAACCTGCTCTATATCTGCTAATTTTGATTTAATTGCAGTGACACTATCTAATGTCATAATTTCAGCAACATCTAATAATGTAGCGCCATTTTGCATTGCAGGTTGATACAGGGATTTAATAGCTTCTAAATTCTGCATATCTTTAGATGAGTCAGAAACAAATACATCCATATCTTCATAAAAGAAGTTATCAGCCAACTTCATAAAGATTCTAGTAGCATCATTCATTACATATTGTATATTCTGACGTTTAGAATCTCTCCAACACTCTTTTGCAGTATTAAGTAGCATCCTTAATGCATTCTTTTTACACTGATTATGCATCCAAAATAATGGCTCTGTAATATTAGCAGAATTATTAACGGCAGTATTTACATTTCCAACTAGTTCACTAGAAGTAACTTCTCCCTGTCTCTGTCTACTTACGCCAGATATTTCAGCAACCATATCCTCGATCTTAGCCATTAGATTTATGTACTGACTAATAACATCAGACATAGTTAAATCAAGTGCCGAGATCTGATTAAACTGAGATGGTTTTCCACCTTCTCTGCCTGGTATATCCCAACCTTCTTCATATGGATTAACAAAGTTTACGCCAACAGCAGATAGATAATGCATCCATTTTGCCGCATCTATATTCATTGACTTAGGGATCTGTGTAATATCCATTGTTATTACTTTCCCTTTATCTCTAGATAACGCAAGCTCTAATCGATACCATACAATTATATACATATATTGAAGTGGTTTCATTATAGACACTAAAGATCTTGATTTTGAGTTAGTATTACTATAAATTACTCCTGAATATGGTAATTTCTGAGAATTTAAATTATCAGAGGATACAAATTGATATTCTAATGGCTGTATGCCAACATATCCATCTTCTCCGAATCTATATCCTTCCCATACCTCAATAACCCATTTCCATTCTATATTAAGTTCATTACCAATGGCCATGTAGTCTTCACTCACTATCATTTCTTGTGGTTGGTTATTCTCGTCAAGTACTGTTACGAATCCAATCTTTTTATATGATTTCCATGTAGCATGCCATAAATTTATTTGATTTGGACTACCAATAGTAGAATCCCCTGGACCTGTAACTGTTTTCATATCTAAATGAATATAATCAACATTAGATCCATCTCTACCATATCCATTTCCACCAGGCTTGACATTAGTCTCTTCAAGTAACTTATCTAATTGCTTATCAGTCATTTTATCATATAGTCTGTCATATATTTCTGTATGAGACATTCTCATGCGCCTAACAGCCCAATCACCATCTTCTATAAATTCTAAATCAGGAGAGTGATCATGTCCAAAGTACATTGGATTTACATGCTCTAAATTTGGTTCTCCATTAATAACACCAGTATAATATATTTCTTTACCAGCGATTAATGCATCCTTCCACCCTTTATGGAACTCATGAGAGAGGCCTAACTTTTCTTTTAGATAATTTAAACTATGATAAGCCGTTTCTTCTGCAATGTCTTTATAGTCTTTTGTTATAAAAGAAGATATTTTTTCAGGTGGCATTATTTCGCCAGTGCTCAATTTGGACTGGAATTCTTGCGCCTGTTCTGGAGACATAGTAGACATGACTTCTGCCATCATGTAGTCGACAATCATCTTCTTCATTTGATCTTGAACATCAGAAGACGCATCTTGGCTCGTCCTGATTACCCTGAAATTAAAGGGGTGTTTTGTTTCTTCTCCAAGTAAAAGGTCTACCTTTGGTCTAATAATATTAAAATCTTGTGCCGTAGCTGGAAATCCATCATCTTGTTTGAATGGGTCAGTTACATACTTTAAATCTTTTTCGTCAAATATACTATTATACAGATCATAATATGTCTGCATTTCCTCAAAGTTAGTTTTATCGGAACCAGAAGGAACAGTTTCCCCCATACCAATAATATAGTCTACGCAAGCTTCTCCCCACTCCTTAGTCTTCTTTTTAAGACTCAGTTTTTGTGCTGGAAACATAGTTGTTGTATTGTTCATTTTAATTCCAATTTATATCTACTGAATTTTTTGCTATTTCTCCTAATGCGTCATCTGATGATCCCCACCATTCTCTACTAAATAGAGGTTTATTAAAGAGATTGTTTTTTCTAACATCTTCATTTTTTTTCTTTACATGAAGATTATGTAATTGTTGCCTATAGATCATTACCATTATAAGGGCTATAACCCTATCAAAGTTACCTTTGTCGTTATATTGTATTAATTCTTCTAGTAATGGTTCTGATAATATCTTAGTTAAGTTCTTTTTGCCAGGAGCATATTCTTCATTTAACCATTCCTTTATAAGTCCTTCACCATAGTCCTTTATTTGGACATTCATATGAATTCCTTTTCTACGCTGTACTGTGGATTTTCCTATGATATCATTAATAATATCTGGTTGATCTGCTAGTAGGTAGTCAGAATGTTTCTGTGTAAAATATGGAAAGATCCCCTTACGTTCATTCTCATATAGTAGTCTAGCATTATAATACAGTAATAATTTACGTACATTCTCGTAGTAATCTTCTGCAGTATCTGGCCTCCCAGTATACTCTGCCACTATTATATCATAGTATGATTCAAAGTCTTGTATTCGTTTATAAATGAATGTAGCTCCTAAGGAATTAGTACCAGCCTTATCGTGATCATCAGTTTTGTTATCGTAAAGCTTTTTATCTTTACTTCTATATGTCGCCATATAGCTCAGCATATATTATCAAGTTTGATTCTTGTCGAGCACTCTTGGCAGAATTATATTTATTCATCTGCTATGCGTTACGGTGATAATTAGCCTTTCGAAATCTAATTATTTACCTAGGTGTTTTCTACTAGAGACGTTCACCGATTTTGCTCAATTCTTACAGAAATTAATCTGCACCGCCATATCGTTAACGGGTCACAATTATGTGACGTAATGTTTCTACACATATATGTATGTGTGTCGCATTCGAAATTATATACAGTTCCAGTATATTTAGATTTTTCAATCTTCGCTATCTTTAGATATATATATTTTCCGCATGAGGAGATTACTGCTTTATCTCCAGTCTTGACGACATCTTGAATCTTCTCTTCAATTATTCGTCTCATTTTTTCACTCTGAAGAAAGTGTTCAAATCCAGTTGGTATTATCCTTTTTATATATTTTCTTCCAATAGACAGCCTATACGATTCTTTACTTATGCATTCCTTACCATTAAATATAGATATACACTTTTTACTGTGTCTTGTTATTGTATTAAAAATTCCAGTAGCATATAACATATCCTGTAATGACTCTAGCATTTCTAAATTTATACTAGTGAAGTTAACTCTAAGTTTTCCTCTATCATAAAATGCGCTTCCATCTGAATCTAAATATCCAGCAATAAAATACTTACGTAAATCGTTTCTTGCAAATTTAACCCATTCTGGAATTCTTTTTCCATATGAATATCTTCCAAATTCATTTTCTAAAAACCCATATAAAATCTTACTAGTGAATCTTCTTGTTTCACCACCATTCCATTTACAATGAGTGGTCTTTCTGTCAAATATTTTCTTAATTATATTATCGAATTGCAATGCAGACTTAGTTTGATCTTTTCCAAATGCAACGTATATGTCATGAGAGTTTTTGTTTTTATTATTAAAACCATCTCCTAACCAACAGCCAAGAAACCACCAAAATAAAGGATTTTCAGAATTAAACTCCGCTCCAAAATATTTATATATAGTTGTTATGTATTTTTCATTTGATTCGCAATATCTATTTGGTATTTTTAATCTATCTCCTACTGAAACATCTTTGGCATTTATAAATTGATCCTCTATTAGCAATGGGTGCTCTCCAGTAAAATTAGTCCCTCTATATGAACCATGAGGAGTTACTCTATATGTATCGCAGTTTTCTTTGTATCTTTTTTGAAATACCTTAATTTCAACTTCCTCTCCTTTTTCATTTATAAGCAAATCATTATGGTCTATTTTTTCAACATCTTTAAGCCCATGATTTGTTAAAACTTTTTCTCCAGGAGTTAAACATCCTGCTATGTATAATTGATTTGAAGTGTCCTTGCTTGGATGCTCCCATATGACTATGCTCCCCTCATGTTTATCATCCCTACCAAGTGGATATTTAGTTATATCACCTTTCTGTTTGATAGTCCAGTTTAATTCACCATTAATGTAATTTAAATCGCCTACTTGTTTATGTGATTGTAGCTTCCTGTTAGTACGTATTGCTGCTAACTGTATCATTAACTCTTTCTTTGGAAATATATTCCCTGTGAGCTCTAAAACAGCTTCCTGAGGGGTTATAGGGTTCTCTGCAATATACCTATCAATTGCTCTAGAATCAGACGATCCATCTATTACTTTTTGACGCTCAGACATAGCATAATCAATAGCTTTAGTCTTTAGGCTATTGCCATTCTTATCCATGAACATCCTTTTGCTATTTGCATCAAGTACAGACATATTAGCATATACCGGAACAAAGAAAGCACATGTATTACCATCTGCACCTTCATCCCATATATTTGGGAATGCCTTAATGTTATATCCAGATGGATTGTAGAACATTTCTTTTAGCCCATCAAATCTAGATCCTTCATCACCACCAGTACCAAACGCTATCATTAAACCAAATGCCTTTCCATCTTCTTCTACAGATGGTCTAGCTATCTGCCAAGCTTGTAAGATATCTTTAAATGATCCAGCCTCTTCCCATAGTATAAGTTTACCACGTTTACCACGAGCTTTATTGGGGTCATTCTTTAATGATACTCCAATTATTTCAGACTTATAACCAACTTCAATCTTATTACCCATTTCGTCAGTAGTAATAATAGAAGCTTTTCTATGCATTTTAGTATTAATCGCTTGACGTTTCTTAGACCATGCAGTATGTTCATCTATGAAGTCCATATAGTCCCATGCCTTAGTTAGTAGTCCATCTCTTACTAAATATTCTGTTTCTGCAGCAATAGCATATCCTTTAGAATCGGGTATTAGATAATAGTTTCTATCTAGCATAGACCCGCCCTTAAATGAATATCCTTTACCACGCGACTTTAAAACACACATATGGCTGCCATCTTCCTCTGCCTCTTGAACAGCAGTAAAGTAATAATAATCATAATCGTAAAAGTCAGGAAACTCTCTTGATTTCTCTCTGCGCGTTTTTACATTTCCAAATCTATCTTTATATGTAAACTCTACTAATCGTAGTATTGGACAATAATTTAAGTAAAAATAGTTATATCCGCTTATCCAATCTCCATCTGGAGCAGTATATCCCTCTACACATCTCTCTGCTTCTTTATCCCAATATGTTAAGTATTCAGTAGTACCATATGGTGCGAAACAGTAAACCCCATGGTCCTGAAAGTGGATCGCGGGGTTTCTGAATTTATTTGAATTTAAAACCTTCTTATTGAAATTAATCATTATTAGTTTTTACTTTTTCAACCATTCTTTAAATTGCGTATATTTTGCTTTTAAGAATGATGCAATATAATTACCAATTCTTTTGAAAATATTCAATTTTCTTACTGTTTTAATTACTACTACTTCTGGGGTAACAGATACAGTGGTATCAGTTGATGGAGTGGTAATGGAAATGGATTTACGTTTACGTCTCTTATTGTATGGTTTCTTTACTATAGGAGCAATCTCAACTGAATTAACAGGAGCTACGATTTCATTTGTTGTAGGTGTCAATGCCGTGGCAGAAACCTTATTTGTATTATTCATAATCAATAATTATTGTTTAGTGTTCTAAACGTTGTTTAATTTAATTTGTTTTATTAATAGTAGCATGGTATACAACTTAATTATGTATAGATCCGCAATAAACTTTTTCTGAACAATCATTTTTACTTCTAAGTTCCATCCTCCTTTTCTCCATTTCTACTGTAAAGTTAGTCAAATCATCATTATCTATGATAATCAGTCTTTTTATATTATCATTCGGATACATCTTCAGAATAATATTATCTTTTTTAGCAATTTTCATTTCGTCCTGATATGTTACTTCTAGATCTTCATTAGCAATATACCAACAGTCTACATTATTTGATATACTATTGTTTACCCTAGTCTCTAAAGTTTCTGGATTAAATAATATGGCAGTACTACTATTTTCACTTAATATCAACTTGTTCATTTCGTTTCTTGTTTATTTGGTTTTTTTATTATATCAACGCACATCACTACTTCTTTCTGACTTTCTGGTTTCATTACTATACCTTGAAAATCTAATTCATTTAATTTGGCTTTGAATAACTTCCATCTTAATGGAAATGCATCATTAGCAAAACCTTTTGTTTCTATTATCCAACCATTATCTACTCCACAGAAATCAGGCGTATATGCAATCTCTCTTACATTCTCTATTAGATCAAATCGCTTAGTAGATGATAGTATCTTCTTATTCTTATCTCTAGTGATCTTACCAGTATCTTCATAACATTTAAAGTTTGCTTTAAACTTCTGTATTAGAACATATGGTTCTGGTTGATATATAAATGGTATGTTATTCTCTTTTAATAGTTTATAACAGAACAACTCCAATCCAGATTTAAATTTTTGACCATCATATTCATGAGTCTTCGCATTCTTTACTTTAACATTTACCATTTATAAGATAATTTAAATATTCTATTTCTTTTCTTGCTCTATAATCATGAAATGCTATCCATTCCTCATAAATCATCCATCTAATTTCTTTAGTAGATTTATTAGTTGCGTCCATATTAATTAATCCTCATTTGATCAAATTCTACTTTACCTTCTTGTATCAATCTCTTTATATTCTTCTGACTATCACTTAACTTGGATTCTCCAGATTTAATCTCAAGTAATACAATCTTATCTTCTTCAAATATAATGTAGTCTATTGGATTACCTAAGAAATGTGCTTTCTTTGGATTGTATTTAAAGTCCTTTAAGAACGGTGCTAGGTTTTCTGATATCTGACCAAGTCTGACCTCAGATGATTTCTTTTGTGACAATAGAGTTGAATATGATTCTAATAGGTCTTTTATATATGCCTTTTGATACCCTATTTTATTTAATGTCCATAGAACATATGCAAATATAGAAGATAAGAACAATATAAATATTGGAATTAAATATTTTAATGATTCCATATTATCTTGATTTAGGCATTTCATAATGACCAACTTCACTACCACCCTGTACTCTAGACGATTCTAATTCATCCTTACGTACTTGCTTCTCTAGTGATGTTACAGACTTAATTGTCTTATCTAATTGAGCTCCAGCTGTTAATGCTTCTTTTACCATACGCATATCGAGGGTCCCTGTTACAATGTTATTTAAATACTTACTTATGGCGCTTAGTGTATTTCTATATCCAGTTAATAACTGTAGTAATAATGTATCCAGGAACTCTAAATATGTTTGTTCTGCATATATAATATCAGGAGTAGGTTCCCAATCTTCAGTAAACAATTCTTTCCTTAATCTTTCGTCTCTATACTCTAATGGCATTGAGATTACATAAGGACTATCTGGATGATGTTTGAAAAATATATAATCTATGTATTTTGTAGCTAAATCTTTATCTGTATTGTCATTCCATATCTTTTTAAAACAAGGAATTTCTAATGTGTCTTGATGTATAACTACCTTCCCTCCAACTATATCTGCAAGTTTATTATTCATTAATTCCTAATTGCTTTAGTAATATAATTAACTCTGATTTATTTTTGATTGTTCCTTGGAATACAAATCCATTATCTTTTATAATCTGAATAAATAAATCGGCATCTATTAATAATTCAAAATCATCTTTATAGTACTGGTCTTTAATCGTTTGCTTAAATCCTAATGATTCTATATCTTCTTTATCGAGATATTTAACTCTGAGTCTATTATCATCTAATACCATTTTAAAATCATATGAACTATTCCATATAGAAAAATGATGTAGTCCAAAAGTCTCCTTTATCCATGTTGGAGTAGATTCACTTACAACATCTTTTGTAGGATCTTGAAAATCTAATACTGCAAATGAAGTAGAGAATGTGTTGGACTCAAACTCGAACCCAACATGAAATTCTTCTATAACTGGAGTATAATACTTATCCATTTGACTGTGACAATTCTTCTGCAACTACCTCTTCTACATTCTCAGAAACCTCTTTCTTTTCTTCAACTACTGGCAATTCC